ATTGAAGAAGCGGTGCCGGACTATCGATCTGGCAGCGGCTACCTGATCGGCCGCCTTGGTGAATGCCCGGAGTGTGATGGCCGGGGCTATGTGGAGCATGTCGATGAGGCATAAGGATGACTTTTATCCGACGCCGCCGGCCGCCACAGAGGCGCTGCTGCGGGTCGAGACATTCAGCCCGGTCATCTGGGAACCGGCAGCCGGGGACGGCGCTGTATGCAAGGTGCTAGAAGCTGACGGCTATGGCGTCGTGGCATCCGATCTGAACGATTATGGGTATTGCGAATCCGGCACGGATTTTTTGATGTCGATGGAGCGTGAATGCGACAGCCTTGTAACCAACCCGCCATACAGGCTTGCTGAGCAATTCATCCTGCATGCGCTGAACCTTGGTGTGAAGAAACACGCATGGCTGCTGCGTCTGAGCTTTCTTGAAGGCGCCAAGCGCCATGATCGTCTGTTCTGTGACAACCCGCCAGCCCGTGTCCATGTATTCAGCAAAAGGCTGACGCTGTGGCGCGGTGATGAGGAAGTCACCAGCAGCGGCACAACGGCCTATGCGTGGTTTGTATGGACGCGAGACTACAGCGGCCGGATAGCTGTGCCGCAGTTGGGCTGGATATGACCCGCACTGAAGCACTGGCGGATGCGGACGCTGAGATCAGCCGATTGATAGCTGATGGCCGGGGGCTGTTCTACATCGCTGAGCTTTACGGTGTGCCTGTACGGCGCCATGCCAGCCGCTGGTTTGACAGCATGGATCGGGCGCATCTGGCGCTGCCTGATTATCTGCGGGGCCATTACGGGACACTGACACTGGGCTATCTGCGGGACGCGCTGGCCGACATCGCTCAAAGGATCGCACATGCGGAAAAAGAAGAGGCCGGCGAACCAGCCAACAGCCAGCCCGCTGGCGACAGAGTGCTGCGCGGCGTGTGGCAAGGAACACAGGATCGTCAACAGCACATGGGTGATCTTGGGCGACGGGACACTGCGTTGTTACAGGAAGGAATGCATGCAGCATGCCACAGAAGATAGACACAGAGATGCTGGTGATACCGCGCAACGACGGGATCGTGGTGAGCAGGGACGGGGCGGTTTCAGTCAAACCCTTGGACGCCGCACAGATGCTGATGCTGGCGCAGCGCTGTCTGGAAACTGGCATGGAAATGTTGCGAAAGGAAAAGGCTGATGAGCTTCAAGAATTTTAAGCCGGCGCCCCTAGACATGTCATGCGAGACTTGGCAGCAGACATGTCAAATAACACCTATTGATATACCATCTAGCCAAGGCACTCTTCCACCACCTTCGGTGGATTATAACGATGGGTCTAGCGCGAACACGCAAGACAGGTCAAGTGAAATACGCGAGATGTTGTCTGGTATAGGCAAGCACACCAATGCCAACTACTTCCGGGCTGTGCAGAAAGCCAAGTCTGACCCACTGATGTTTCGCAAGGATCGTGCCCTGCGCCGGATCAGGACAACGATGTCAGCCGACAGGTACACCGACACACTAAAAGCTGTTTCCAAGATGGATTCGGCGCAGCTCTTGGATTGGATCATATCGGCAGAACGACACATTGAGGCCACACAGCATGGGCATTGATGAGCTGCACCAGTTGTTCCTAAGCATGGCAGTGACAGAGCGCCGGCTGCCTGTCGCCATCCGCAAGCAGAAGGTGGCTAGCTGGCCGGACTACCCAATGGATTGGCATGGCTATGGCTGGACCCAGATCGGGGAAGTCAGGCTACGGCCCACTGGCGAACAGATCGATGACATGGATCGGGCACACAGGCTTGTGATGGGTCTGGATGAGGATGACAGGCGGCTTGTGCTTGCCGTGGCTCACAGCGCTGTTGGAAGGGACAGAGGCCCAAGATGGAGCAAGCTGGCTCACATTCTTGGGCTGAACGATCCGCGCATTGTGAAGAGGCACTACAGAGATGTGCTGACTAGGCTGTACTACACGAATTCAGTGTCTGGATGATCCAGAGCTTTTTCCAGCTTTCGCTCCAAGCGCTTCAGTGCGCCATGCGTCGTGCCGATGCCGTCTGTTTCTTTGAAGGCGTAGGCAGACCGGTAGGCGCGGATCAGGTTGTGCATCAGGTCGATGTCTTCATCAGTCAGTGCAATGTTTGGCTGTGTCATGTGTATGCTCCTTTGTCGAAGTCAAACCAACGAATGTCACCTTCTTTTGACTTGGGCGCCAAGCCAAGCAGATCGACTTGACCCTGTGGGTGAAACCCGTTGGTGAAGTATTCCACAACATGAGCGCGAACTTCTTTGGCATCTACGCCGTATTCCAGCGCCCATGCTTCTGCGTCTACCTCAACAGTCATTGCTGGTATTTTGATCTTCATTGCAAACTCCCTAAAGCGTCCCTGCCATAGCATGCAGCAGGATGGTGATGATGTACATGCTGGCGAAGAACGCCAGCAGCACAATGGTTTCGAAGATGATTTGCAAAGCAGTCATGCGACTGCCTTGCTAAACCGTGCAAGAAAGGCCCGGAGCTGACGCGCCTCGCGCTTGTAGTCAGGGTCAAGCTGGTTGTAGGGGTCATTGCAGATGTCGAGCCTGTTCTCCGCCTCGCGGATGATGTAGGCATCATCATACTTGGCGTTGACCTCTCCAACGATGTCACCGCTGACGAGCAAACCGTCTTCAACATCGATGCGGGTGAACTGATACACCAGCGCGTCACACTTAAACGCAGCGCGGACGATGGGGCGAAGCTTTGGCCGGCGGTCAAACATTTCGTAATCGTTAGCCATAGGAACCTCCCTGTGTTGTTGAACCTTACACTACTAATATGGGTATCATGACATGTCATGTCAAGACATATACATAAGGATATGTAGGGGGTTGCGAATGCCGTCAAATTCTGTATCTTCGATGTAAGCTTGCACAGCCTATCGGCTGCTGCTGGCGGTTTCATGTTCCTCCCTAACGACTATTTGGGCCGGACAGTGTCACTAACTGCGGATGAAGCGGTCGGGGCACTGCCGGCTCAAGTTTTGGCAAGGTGCGATGGCTCTCAGAAAAATCAACAAGACGCTGATGCAGCAGATAGCTGACAGGCTTGGCAGTGGTGAAACATTGCTCAAGATCACGGCTGAAGCAGACATGCCAAGCTATAGGACCGTCACGCGCGCAGTGTTGAAGGATGATGAGCTGTACGAGATTTATCGCAAGGGACGGCTCATGCAAGCTGAGTATTACAGCGATCACATCAATGATATTGCGATGGCTCCGCTGCCCGACGATGTCGATCCTCGCATGATCAATGCAGAGGTGCAGCGTCGAAGGCTAGAGGTGGACACGCTTAAGTTTACGATGGGCAAGCTACAGCCTTGGGGATTGCGGGATAAAAAGGAAGAGGCGCCAGCTCAGCAGAGCATTACGATTAGCTGGCAGGGCAATGAGGTGACGGCAGAGCAGGGGGAAGGATAGGAATGTCCCTATATATCGGCTGCCTGTTTGACCCAGCTTCGCGCGCAAGGCAACGCTCAGACTGAGCGATGGTGCCCGCCTGAGTTGTGCGGTGACCTGATGCGCTGTGTCCCGCAGGATTGCTAGGGAAAGCAGGGCATGCCCCGCGCTGTGGGGAATCAATGGGGAACGCCGGCAAGGATTCGTCTGGGATTTTGGCCATACGGCGACCCCACCCTCCGGCCGCAACCCGCCGCCTGTATATACAATAATCTTCCCGAACTATGGAGCCTCACATCCATGCAGAAGCTTACTGCCGGCCAACAGGCGACACTGAAGAAGCACAAGAAGCACCACAGCTCAAAGCATATGTCAGCGATGACAAAGGCCATGCGTGAGGACGGTGTGAGCTTCAGCAAGGCGCACAAGCTGGCACAGAAGAAGGTTGGCGCTTAGATGCAGATTGTCATCCCCTATGCGCCCCGCCAGTTACAGGCGAAGCTGCATGATCAGCTCTCTGAAAAGCGCTGGGGCGTGGTTGTCTGCCATCGCCGGTTTGGCAAGACGGTCATGGCGGTCAATCATCTGCTGCGTGACGCGATCCTTAATGACAAGCCCAGCCCCCGCTATGCGTACATGGCCCCGACATATCGTCAGGCGAAGAATGTGGCATGGGACTATCTGAAGCAGTTTGCCGGCAAGATACCGGGCGTCAGGTTCCATGAGACAGAGCTGCGGTGTGATCTGCCGAATGGTTCGCGGATCAGCCTTCTAGGCGCTGAAAATCCCGATAGTCTGAGGGGCATCTACTTAGATGGATGCGTCATGGACGAGGTAGCGGATATGCCAGAGAGCGTGTTCCCTGAGATATTGCGCCCGGCATTGTCTGACCGTCAGGGCTGGTGTGTGTTCGTTGGGACGCCGCGTGGAACGAACATGTTCTATGACTTCTATGAGCTGGCAGCAGGGCATGATGACTGGGTTGCTGCTGTGTACAAGGCCAGCGAGACAGGCATCCTGCCTGATGAAGAGCTAGAGGCTGCACGGGCGATGATGTCGCCTGACCAGTATGAGCAGGAATTTGAGTGTTCATGGGTCGCGAATGTACCCGGCAGCATTTACGGCAAAGAGATGCAGACGGCGCTGGAAGAAGGCCGGATTACGAATGTGCCGTATGACCCATCGATGAAGGTGCAGACATTTTGGGATTTGGGCGTTGGTGACGCTACTTCTATTTTTTTCGCACAGACCGGCGGGTCGGCGGGAAAGGGCATACATGTCATCGATTACTATGAAGCGCGTGGTGAAGGTCTGCCGCACTACTGTCAGGTACTACAATCTAAGGGTTACCTTTACGGCGATCATTTTGCGCCGCACGACATCGAGGTTCGTGAACTTGGCACTGGAAAAAGTCGCCGCGAAATGGCGTGGGATTTGGGGCTGAACTTCCGGGTGCTGCCAAAGCTGCCGTTGGATGATGGCATCCATGCAGCGCAGATGCTGATCCCTAGATGCTATTTTGACCGGGACAAGTGCAAGCAGGGGCTAGAAGCCCTGCGTCAGTACCACCGGGCCTATAATGAGAAAAGCAGAACATTTCGCCTGACGCCGGTACACGACTGGTCGTCACATGCAGCCGACTGCTTCCGGTACATGGCGATAGGCATACAGGAAAGCCGCATCAATGTGAGGCCACCCCAGCAGCGCGCTGTGACGGCTTATGACCCGTTTGCGGCAGCAGTGTAGGGGATAGGATATGGCAAGACGACCATCAGGTTATTACGGGATGTCTTTTGGTGAGCGCGGCCGTGACAGCGGGCGCAGCATTGCACCGGAAGATTTTAGCAGCCGTGTTGCTGCCGCAGCCAACATTGACTCTGACGAAACGCCGCCGCCGCAAATGCCACCGCCGCCTAGTCAGGAAACAGTTACACGGCGCGATAATGTTTATGATGTGAGAATTCGCGGAGAAAAAGCGAAGGCCGCCTTGTCTGGTGTGCCGTCTGTCATGGCGGCTGCAATGCTTGGCGTTGGCGAGGCTACTCGCAACCAGATCATCAAGCAGCTAGAGGCTGGTGGTCAGGCAATCAAAGATAAAGACGGCAATGTGGTTGGCGTTGTGCATGACGGGCCGTTTGAAGGCTCCAAGGTTTACACCGGCAGAAGGATTGCAGGATATACCGGCGAATTTGCAAACCTTGTTGCTGAGCAAGAAAGCGATGATGAGCCGGCAGGACGGCTGGCAGGGCGCGGTACTGATCCAATAACCGACCCCGACCCAGACCCGGACGGCTCAGATGTAAA